TACTTGTCGATCTGCTTGATGGCCCGGTCGACGGCGTTGCGGAACGCGTCGCGGACGTTTTTTCTCCTGTCGGCGACCTTGCGCAGCTTGCCTCCCTTACCTTGGGCTCCTGTCACTGCCGCCACGAGTTGGGCCATTTCGATCTGGATTTCCTCGAGGCGCTCATGGTCTCCGTCTGCCTCGGCATCTGCCTTTTCGCTGACCAGTTCGTTGAACCTGCCCCGGTACTGCTGGATCGCCTTTCTGTCGGCCACCACGCCAGCATCACCCAGCGGCACCCCGACAGAGACTTGATACCCCTCTTCGATGTCGTCGTGATCAAGTCCGGTGTTCGCAGCGGACTCAATGATCCCGATTTCGCTCCCGCAAACGACCTCAAAAACAGAGGTCTCTCGGGCGGGATGTGCAAGTAACAGGTTGATGTACTCGGCCCCTTTGTCCACGCCCTGGATCAGGATGGGGTGTCGCCCACGCCCTTGGAAGCGTGCCTCCCAAACGTTGCCGCGCTTTCGGAAGATGTTGTCCGGCATCTTTTCTGCCGACGCGACGGCGGGTACCGAGATCACGGAACCCGACTCGTAGACCGTCCGGAGCAGGCAGTCGCCGGGGAGCGTGCGCTCCCGGATCGCGGTGATGTTCCGTGAAACCAACTCATCAAGGGCACCCGTCACTTCGGTGGCGTGGCGTTTGTACAGGTCGAACACGCGTTGCGCCGCCTGAGCTGTGCTGCCGTCGAGGTACCGGAAAACCCGGCTCACCTCGGCGTAGCTGCTGATGAACTGGGTCACATCGGTCAGTGACTTCACCTGATTGGCCCGCTCGAGATAGGCCGCCGCCATGATCTTGTCGTCGCCCTTGTTGCGACTCTGAGTGAAAACGTCCACCTTGTAATGGTCGGCCGGGTCGTACTGGTCGGCCTTTGCCGCGACGACCGCAAACCGGCGGTCGATGCACTGCGAGCAGCCGCCGCAATGTGTGTGCTGGTTCGTCATCTCCCAGGTGTGGGTGCAGGTCATCGAGTGCGCGATCAGATCGGCGCATCCTGCCTTGGTGATGACCTCGACGACGTCTGCCTTGGTCTTCCAAATGAACGGGTTCTCAATGGTGAAGGGCTCGCCCGCCACCAGGGAGATGATCTCTTGGAAGCCCTTCATGACCTTGGGGTGCGTCGTTCGCGTGGCGCGGCCACCGGCGACTTGGGCGCACACCGGCAGATTCAGGCTGATGACCCCGTTTTCGTAGAAGCGCACGCTCTTGAGGCCGAGCATCTTGGCGATGGTCGCGCCAATCGACATGTACAGGAAAGATCGGCTGCGCTGGGTGTACTCGTGGTTCAGCCCTTTGGTCTTGTGGACACGGACGCTGATGTGGTGTGGCGCGTTGTCCCCGGCCTTTGCTGCCAGCAGGGTTTCCATATTTCGGTGGCGGTTGTTGAGTTTCGGTGTCGACTTGTGCGTCACCAGCACCACCCGGCGCTTCTGCGTCAGGATTTCCTCAATTGCGCCGCCCAGGGAGTCCAGGCCACCGGAGAACATCACCACCTGCTCGGGACGCCCGAATAACTGCTGGGTGTCGTTGAATTCAAGGTATTCCTGGATCGTGTGATCCTGATCCATCTGGACGAAGTCGAACTGGTAGTTGTCGTCGGACAAGAAGCCCAAGGTCGACCGCAATGTTGCAAGGACATTCGCCGAGCGCCAGAACTCAAGATTGCGAACCGGCACTACAAAGTGAAGGTCACGCCGCCAGCCGTCACCGAAGTTGTCGACATCGTCCGCACCACGCTTGATAGCCTGGTCGGCGCTGTAGACGTAGGTGGCAATCTCCAGCAGATCGTGAAATTGGGTCGGGACGCTCCGAACCATCTTGCTGTGGATGTCCTCGATGCGCAGCGTGATATTGCCTTGCCCGTCCTTGCCAGAAAGCCGCAGACGCAGGTCGCGCTTGGGATCGTCGCTGATGCCTTTGGCCGAAGCGTTGCCACAAATGATGTACCGCTTATCTTGCATCGCTGCGCGCTCCCGCTTTCAGTTCATCTGTCATCTTCTTCAGCGCGTAGCCTGCGAATCCATCAGACGATTTTCTTGAAATGACCCCGCTTTCCTCGAAACGGTGCTTGGAAAACCAACCAGCGGAAAACGTCTCCACGATCAATGACGCTTCTCGGGTGTGGGTCGTTAACGCGGAATCAAATTGCGCCTTTTGATTCATCGTCGCAAAGCGCATACCCTCGCCGAGATTGGTATTCAGGTTCTTGCTTAGGAAATACTGCAGGCTCTCGTTGGCCAGTCGGGCAAAGAAACTCCGCGAGAGCTCCCCGAACTCCTTTTGCTTGCCCAAGGTCGAAAGCGCAGCCCGCATCGTGTCCGGGTCGGATGGAAACAGGGTGTGCAGCTTGGGGGATAAAGCATCGGCCACCGCCCCGACCAGTGCACGTCCCGCCAACTCGCCGAGGTCTGATCTTTTGCCTGAATCGTCCGTGGCTCGATCAAGTGCCTCTGAAATGGACGTTGTCACATCAGTCAGGGTGGCATCACTGGGCAACGAGATGCCCACGGAGTCGAGGTGGGCCAGGATGTCTGTCTTCTTGGCCGCAATAGCAAGTTGCGTCATCAGCCAGACGGCCTCGGTGTACCCGATGTCGTTCATGACAAAGGAGAAGGCGTTCTCGGCAGCGGTGATGGTGGCGTTGGCCACTTGGGAAACGTCGGCTCCGGCGGCAATCAAGCCGACCCCTTCCTTCCACGCTTTCGACCTTGGCAGCAGTCCAAGTCGAACATGACCCATGCAGACTCCCCCTTGCCTATGGCATTAACTCGCTGCCATCAGTCCAGGCGTTTGATGACGACGATGCTTCGTGCTTTTCGTTCTTCTTTCCTCAAATACTCTTTGCGCACCAATTGCGCGATCTGTTCGTGGGCACTGGCATGGCTGATGCCCAACGCGTCCGCCAATTCCTTGACGGTCGGGGGCAGACCATTGGCATCCAGAATTTCACAGATCATCCGCAGTGTCTTTGCCTGCGGCTCGGTGATGCCCTCGGTCTTTTTTTTGCTCATGGCATTTCTCCACGCCAACGTGCTGCAGTATATGACCTGATAAACATCAGGTCAATTGAGGCGACCCGGAACAGAAATGCTCTCTGGGGCCGCTATCGGTGGGATGTGTGTCGCCAATCCCAAGGGGGCGATGGATGCGCATCGGCCCACAGTCCCACGCGCTTTGCCTGGGCCTCGTTCTCGGCCAGTTCATAGAGATTGGCATCCGACGCCGATTGTTCGCGTGCGTACTTCCGGTACCACCACGCCAACCCCATCGTGATCAGTGCATGGCCTGCATCCAGTGTCTTGGCGCACGTACTCGATTGGCAGCTTGGGTCAGCCACCAGCACCTTCCCAACGGTGCGTCCGTAGCGGTCGTGTTTGCCAGCCACCACTTCGACGTCTTTGCCAAATACCAAGGTGGACATTGATGCCTTCGAACGCTGGCCGAAGGGTTGTGCCTTCTCTGGGGCATCGATGCCCGCAACGCGGATCTTGTGCTGTGTCTTGTCGCCATCCAGCACGGTGATGGTGTCGCCGTCGGTCACGCCGACTACTCGGCCCGAGATGGTTTCGGCGCTGGCGCTGCACGCCGCCAGGACAATCAATGCCGCCCCAAAGAATCTGATCGAAATCTCGCTCTCCCTATCTGATGCACGCCGAAACGGGATACCCCGACCGCCTTGTGTGCATATTCTTACCGACGGTCTGACAACTTTACTGGTTACCGAAATGATCGTCGAACAAACACTCCCTGACTTGATGTCACCACGCCAAAGAGCGCGTGAAGCCGCAGAAATTATCGCGGCCGCCATCGCGCGATTGCATTCAACTCTGCCCCGAGAAAGCGATATTTCTCTTGGCTTCTCGGCACCCGAGCGCGTTCATACAAACCCGTCTACAGAAGGAGTTTGCAAATGAATGTATCGACAGTCGCCCCATCCCTGGCGGCGCAAATTACCAATTTGCCCAAGTTGGCAATGAATGATTTATGGACAATTTGGGACAAGTATTTCCCGCGTCGCCCCCCTCATAACAACCGGGCTTATGTCGAAGGCCGCGTCGCCTACAAGATCCAAGAAGAAGCCTTTGGTACCAAGCTGGTCGTCCAGACCCAGATGGCCCGGATCGGCGAAGCGCAATCTCGCATCAAGACCCAGCGCGGGGTCGAAGTCCAGGTCGTACCCGGCACGGTACTGGTGCGCGAATTCGACCGCCGAGAGCACCGCGTCACTGCGCAGGCCGACGGCACCTTTGAATACGAGGGTCGCCGCTACAAGAGCCTGTCTGCCGTGGCACGCCACATCACGGGCACCCAGTGGTCGGGGCCGCTGTTTTTCGGAATCACCAAGAACAAGGCGAAGCGAGGTGACAAATGAACGTCGTCGTGACAAAAAAACGCTGTGCCGTCTATACCCGCGTCTCCACTGACGAGCGCCTCGACCAGTCCTTCAATTCCCTCGATGCCCAGCGCGAGGCGGGCCAAGCCTACATCGTCAGTCAGCGCGCCGAGGGCTGGTTGCCGGTGGGCGACGACTATGACGACGGCGGCTACTCGGGCGGCAACACGGAACGCCCGGCGTTGAAACGCCTGATGGCCGACATCATTGCCGACCAGATCGACATCGTGGTGGTCTACAAAATTGACCGCCTGACGCGCAGCCTGACCGATTTTTCCAAGCTGGTGGAGGTGTTCGAGCGGCACAAGGTGTCGTTCGTATCGGTCACCCAGCAGTTCAACACCACCACGTCGATGGGGCGGCTGATGCTCAACATCCTGCTGTCTTTCGCCCAGTTCGAGCGGGAGGTCACCGGCGAGCGCATCCGCGACAAGATCGCCGCCAGCAAGCGCAAGGGCCTGTGGATGGGTGGCTACACGCCGCTGGGCTATGAGGCGAAGGATCGAAAGCTGGTCATCGAGGAAAAAGATGCCGAAACCATCCGACGCATTTTCACGCGCTTCACGGAGATCCAGTCCATCACCGAGATCGTCCGGGAGATGTCGCTGGAGGGCATCACGACCAAGCCCAACCGCCTGAAGGACGGCCGCGTGCGTAACGGCACGCCGATGGACAAAAAGTACCTCTCTAAGCTCCTGCGCAACCCCATCTACATTGGCGAGATTCGCCACAAGGACACGGTCTTCGCAGGTCAGCACGAACCGATCATCACCCGCCAGCTTTGGGATCGGGTGCAAGCCATCCTCGCCGAGGATGCTCACCAGCGCATGGGCAAGACCCAGACCCGGCACAAGACCGACGCGCTGTTGCGAGGATTGATGTACGGCCCCGATGGTGGCAAGTACCACATCACCTACAGCAAGAAGCCATCGGGCAAGAAGTACCGGTACTACATCCCCAAGGCAGATAACCGGTATGGCTATCGCAGCAGCGCCACCGGGATGATTCCGGCCGACCAGATCGAGGAAGTGGTGGTGAACCTGCTGGTTGGCGCGCTCCAGTCGCCCGAAAGCATCCAGGGGGTCTGGAACACCGTGCGCCACCAATACCCGCAGATCGGCGAGCCGACCACCGTGCTGGCGATGCGTCGCCTCGGCGATGTCTGGAAGCAACTGTTTCCTGCCGAGCAGGTGCGATTGGTCGCCCTGCTGATCGAACGCGTCCAGCTCCTTTCCGACGGCGTCGACATCGTCTGGCGCGAGTCCGGCTGGCGGGAGTTGGCCGGTGAACTGAGCCCGGGCAGCATCGGCGGCGAGATGCAGGAAATGGAGGTGGCGTCATGAACCGCTCGTCCAAGAGGCTGGTTGGTGATGGACAGCCCCATGAGCGCCGCCATCCGCTGGAAGGTGGCGGCGTGCGGATCACCACCTTCGTGCCGTTTCATTTCAAGAAGCGGGGCATCAAGAAAGTGATCGTGGCCCCGGACGGGGGCAGCCAGCCAGTCGCCGTCACTGAAACGCCGGTGTTGGCCCCCGAACAGGATCAACCGCTGCTCAAGGCCCTGGGGCGCGGCATCTATTGGCAACAACTGATTGACAGCGGTGCGGTGGCCAGCGGTACCGAGATCGCCGAACGCGAGGGTATCCATCGTTCGACGGTCAACGTTTTCCTGCGCTTGGCGCTTCTCTCTCCCGACATTGTCCAGGCTGCCTACGAAGGACGGCTGTCCCGGGCGGTGTCCCTGGAGGCCATCTGGCGGGCCACGGTGCCCTTGGACTGGGATGAGCAACGCCGGTTGATCGCGTCCCTCGGGTAGCGGAGGGTCCGCAGAAATATTTTTTGGCTACGCGAAAAGTAGCTGTTGCTACGCCGGATGTAGCGCCTTCCCAGATGAAGGCGTGAACCGGCGTCAACGGCCAGTACAGGACTGGCCACCGGTCGCGCCCCAATCCCTGAACGGGAAGGAGCACGGCAATGGCCTATTCAATGGCACTGGCTGGAGGTTTTGGTGGCACACCAAGCCTCAATTCTGGCGTCGGATTCAGTTCGACACCCAACCCTGAATCCACGGCGCTGTCCCAGCGGCGATTCCTCAGCGAGGTCGAACTCGCCAATCGCTGGGGAATGTCCCCCAAGACGCTCACGCGCTGGCGCGGCATGGGGCGGGGCCCTGTCTTCAACAAGTTTTCGAAGAAGGTTGCCTATCCCCTCGATGGCGAGAACGGCGTGCTCGATTACGAGAAGCGCCACGTCTACGCCTCGACGTCCGAACGCGTGCCGGTTTGAGGAGAGCAGCCATGAAAGATCTGACTCTCTACCCGGCCGACCTCGCGAACATGACCGTCGCTCAACTGGCTGCCGCACCGACCCAGGATTTTCTGGACGCCGAGCGCAATGTCGACGAGGCCATTGCGTTTCTCAAGCCGCTGCGGGCCAAGCTGGACGCCGCCAAGCTCCAGCGCTACGGCGAGCAGGCCCGCAGTGTCCTGCGTGACTCCGGCCGCGACTTCGGCACCGCCCATGTCAACGACGGCGCGTTGCACGTCAAGTACGAGCTCCCCAAGAAGGTGACCTGGAGCCAGCCCATCCTCAAGGAGATGGCAGAGCGCATCGTGGCCTCGGGCGACAAGGTCGAGGACTACATCGACATCAAGTTGTCGGTCTCCGAGTCCCGGTACATCAACTGGCCCCCCGCATTGCAGCAGCAGTTCGCCGCCGCCCGCACGGTCGAGGAAGGCAAGCCGACCATCACCCTGACGCTCGATGGGGGTGCAGCATGAAACGGCTCCCCATCGTGTCCGCCATTGAGCGGATGGCTGAGCGCAAGGGCGTGAAGCTGCTGATGCTTGGCAAGTCCGGTATCGGAAAGACGTCCCGGCTCAAAGACCTTGATCCCGCAACCACGCTGTTTCTTGACTACGAGTCTGGCGATTTAGCTGTCGCTACTTGGCAGGGCGACACCATCCGCTTGAAGTCGTGGATGGAAAGCCGCGATCTGTTCGTGTTCCTCGCGGGCCCGGACAAGTCGTTGCCGCCAGAGAGCGCGTTTTCGCAGGCGCACTACGAACACGTCATCGAAAAGTTTGGGGACGCTGGGCAGCTTGATCGCTACCAGACATTCTTTCTGGACTCGATCACACAGTTGGCGCGGCAGTGCTTTGTGTGGTGCAAGACGCAGCCCGGCGCGGTCAGCGACCGTTCCGGCAAACCCGATCTGCGCGCGGCCTACGGGCTGCTCGGCCAGGAAATGATCGGTGCGCTGACCCATCTGCAGCATGCCCGGGGCAAAAACGTGGTGTTCGTCGCCATCCTCGACGAGCGGCTCGACGACTTCAACCGAAAGGTGTTCGTGCCACAGATCGAAGGCAGCAAGACCAGCCTCGAGCTGCCCGGCATCGTCGACGAAGTCGTGACCCTGGCCGAGCTCAAGGCTGAGGACGGTAGTTCTTACCGCGCCTTCGTCACGCACACCGTCAATCCCTACGGCTTCCCGGCCAAAGACCGCAGCGGTCGTCTCGACCTGCTGGAGCCGCCGCATCTCGGCGCGCTGATCGCCAAGTGCGCGGGCTCTCTCTCTGCCCCCAGCGCTGCCACCCAGAACACCACCGAATCCAAGGAGTAATCGCCATGTCTTCCAACTATTTTGATTTCCAGGATGCCGACCCCCAACAGTCCGGCTTCGACCCGATTCCCAAGGGCGTCATCGCACCGATGCGCATGACCTTGAAGCCGGGGGGCCATGACGATCAAAGCCAGGGCTGGACGGGCGGCTATGCCACCCAGTCTTTCGACACTGGTGCGGTCTACCTCGCTGCCGAGTTTGTTGTCACCGGCGGTGAGTACGCGAAGCGCAAGCTCTGGTCGAACATCGGGCTGCATTCCCCCAAGGGGCCGACCTGGGGCCAGATGGGGCGCAGCTTCATCCGCGCTGCGCTCAACAGCGCCCGCAACGTCCACCCGCAGGACAACAGCCCGCAGGCCGCCGCCGCGCGCCGCATCACGGGCTTTCACGAGCTCGATGGCCTGGAGTTCCTGGCCCGCGTGGACATCGAGAAGGACAGCAAGGGCCAAGACCGCAACGTGGTCAAGGTCGCAGTCGAGCCAGATTACCCGGATTACGCCAAGTTGATGGGTGTTCCTGCCAAGGCAAATCCTGGTGGTGGCAATTCCGGCGCTCCGGCGCAACCCGCACCGGCGTTTCAAGCGCCAGCCCCGCAACGCGCACCAGTGACGGGCAAACCGTCCTGGGCTCAATAAGGAGGCTGCCATGACTGCAACCCTTCACACTGCCAGCCACTACGGCATCGTCCGCTTTGACGACCTCGAATGCGAAGCGGTCGTGCTCACCACCGGTGAGCGCGGCTACGTCCGCAAGGAACTTGCCAAGCTGCTCGGTTTCCACGAGTCGCACAAGGGTGGCCGTTTCGCCCGATTTCTGGCCGAAATTGCACCTAACTCATTGTCACTATTGGAGAAAACGTCCGGGCCGATTTTGTTGCCATCGGGCCGTCAAACGCAGTTCTTCCCGGCAGGGATCATTGCCGATGTCGCTTCCGCCGTGGTGAATGCGGCCATCACTGGCTCGCTGCATCGTGCCCGCCAGGGCATCGTGGGCAACTGTCTGACCATCATGCGTTCGCTGGCCACCACCGGCGAAGTCGCGTTGATCGACGAAGCAACCGGTTTCCAGCATCACCGCGCACCCGACGCATTGCAGGAGTTGATCTCCAAGTTGCTGCGTCAGTCCAGTTCGTCGTGGGAGCGTCGTTTCCACCCGGACTACTACCGCGCGCTCTATCGCCTGTTCAACTGGCGCTACCAGGGGCACGAGCAGAACCCGCCGCACGTCATCGGCCAGATCACGCTGCGCTGGGTCTATGGCCCGGTGTTGCCGGAAGAACTGCTGGGCGAGATCCGCAACCGCAAGGGCATCTCGCAAAAGCACCACCAATGGCTGTCCGAGCAGGGCCTCGCGCATCTGGAGTCCCAGATTCACGCGGTCACCGCCATCGCGCGCAGTTCGATGAGCTATCCCGATTTCAAGCGCCGTTGTGAGGCGGCCTTCGCTGGCGCTGCCCTGCAGATGGGGCTCCTGCTCGATGACCTTGAGGAGGATGCGTGAAATGCTGGGTCTGCAAACGACAGGCCCGGGGCTACGGCCACACCGACAACCGCCACGGTGTGGGCGATCCCCGGCGCTACCCCATCGACTGGGTGTTCTGCTCGCAGCGCTGCCAGAACGCGTTCCACGCGATGTATGGCAACTGGCAGCGCGTCAAGGAAGGTCGCATCGACAAGTCGGAGGTCGCCATGATCGATCCGTCTGATGTCGAACTGGCCGCGATGCGCCAGTGCCTCAAGGCCTTCGGTGAGGCGGCAGGCGAGATCGGCTTTACCAAGCCGCTGGGTGACTACTCCGAAGCCGAGGCCCTGCGGGTGATCGACGCCATCGTCACCTGCTGGTCGGACGCGATGGTAATCCACCACGAGTCCTCCAAGTTTCCTCCTGTACGAGGCTTGCCGCCCACGCCCGATCCGATGGCCAACCCGTTCGCCGATCTGGAGGACGACCTGCCTTGGGAAGAACCGAAGGGAGGTAAGTCGTGATCGACTTCAACTCATCTTCGAGCATCACGGGCCAGATCACCGCCTTGGTCGACGCCGGGCTGCAACAAGCCCGTGCCCGCCAGTCCGAGCGCCAGTACCTCGGGGCCTCGCGCCTCGGGGTGGCCTGCGAGCGCGCTCTGCAGTTCGAATACGCCAAGGCCCCCATCGATCACGGGCGCGACATCCCGGGCCGGATGCTGCGCATCTTCGAGCGCGGCCACGTCATGGAGGACTGCATGGTCGCTTGGCTGCGGGACGCGGGTTTCGACCTGCGCACCCGCAAGGCCGACGGCGAGCAGTTTGGCTTCTCGGTGGCCGATGGTCGCCTGCAGGGTCACGTCGACGGCGTCATCGTCGCGGGCCCAGAGGGCTTCGCTTATCCCGCGCTCTGGGAGTGCAAGTTCCTGGGAAACAAGTCCTGGAGCGATCTGGAGAAAAAGGGGCTGGCCATCTCCAAGCCCATCTACGCCGCGCAGGTGGCGATCTACCAAGCCTATCTCGAACTGCACGAGCACCCGGCGATCTTCACGGCCATCAACGCCGACTCGATGGAGATCTACACCGAGCTTGTGCCCTTTGACGCGGCGCTGGCCCAGCGCATGTCGGATCGAGCGGTGAAGATCATCACGGCGACCGAGGCGGGCGAACTCCTGCCGCGAGCCTTCAATGACCCGACCCACTTCGAGTGCCGGATGTGC